TTGAATTGTTGGTGGTGCGGTCGGTGAAGGTGAATGAGGTTGGCATGTCGTCGTATCGGTCGATGCATACGGTGCAGGAGGTGTTGTCGCGCGTGTTTGTCCAGCTCTCGTAGAGGCCTATGAGGGGTTCCATGCGCTGGTGGTCGTAGGTGTATCCGAGTTGGTGGAGTTTGCCGCGCCATGTGTCTGCCGCCGGTGTGAGGTTCAGCGTGTTTTCGTTGTTCATGTTCGTGTCTCTTTTCTTGTTTATTTGCCGCTGCTGCCGAAGCCTTGCGTGCCGCGTTCGGTGCCGGCGTCGAGGTATGGGACTGGTCGTGTTGTCACGTAGGTGCATGGTGTGATGACGAGTTGCGCTATTCTGTCGCCTTTGTCGATTCGGATGGAGGTGTCGGTGGTGTTGTGGAGGATCACGCCGATTTCGCCGCGATAGTCTGGGTCGATGATTCCGGGCGCGTTGAGCACGGTGATGCCTTGTTTCAATGCGAGGCCGCTTCGGGGGCATATGAGGCCGACGTGGTTGGCGGGGATTGCCGCGTATACGCCCGTGTGCACGAGTGTGCGCGCGTGCGCGGTGATGGTGGTGGCTTCGAGTGCTTTCAAATCCATTCCGGCGTCGTTTGGCCGCGTGTAGTTGATGTTGTCGGTGGCGCCGCTGATTTCCATGATCGTGGTCATGCTTTTTTCCTTCCGGTTTTGCGAGTGGTTTTCTTGCTGGTTTTGGTGGGTTTTCCGTCGATGGTGATTGATGGGAATTTGCGTCGTACCGCGTTTTTGACTTGGCGTTGTTCGCTGGCCGTGCCGTGTTGCGCGACTCGTGCGAGTGCGTTGCGCGCGTGTGATATGTCGGGTATCGGGTATTTGCGTTCGCTTGGGATCGCGAAGCTGCTGTTTTTCATGCGGCTGCGGTTTCTGATCGTGCTCATTCGTCGTATCCTCCTAGGAATGTTCGAGTATCGGTGTCGAGTGTGGTTTCGATGATTCGTAGGCCGAATATGCCCGTGTTTTTGAGTTCGTTTATGCGCTGTTCGGCTTGTTGTCGTGTCGAATACGCTCCCATGAGTGAGACGTATTCGCCGTAATAGGCTGCGTGGATGCCGTCTTCGTCCAAGTCGGCGGCGACGATGTGGATTTTCATTTGTTTGCCTCTTTCACTGGCTCAGTCTTGCAGCCGAGGATGTCGTTGATGGAATCGGCAATGATACCGAACGCGATATTCTCGCCTTTTGCAAGGTAATATTTCGGTGAGCGCTGGTTTTCCGTGACCATTCTGTGTTCGGCGTCGCGCTCTGCGGATCGCGCTTGGTTCATTAGTTCGATGATCTTCGTTTTGGTATGTGTTCGTGCGGCGTGGTTTGGGTGGTGTCTGTGTGTTGGCTCATTGGTGTTCTTCCGTGGTGAATGTGAGCGTGTGCAGTGTGCGGCTTGTTTTGAGGCTGGTGCCGAATAGTGCGGGCGCGTCTACCGTTTCGATGGTTTCCTTGAGGTTGCGTGCCTGGTAGGTGATGGTTTTGCCGTGTTCCTCGATGGTGATTCTTGTGGTCATGCGTGTTTCCTTTCGGCTAGTCCATGAGCGCGTCGAGTTCGCTGTAGAGCAGTCCGATGGCGTGGAATATGCTCGTGTGCGGGTTGATGACGTGGTTGGAGATGCCTTCTTCGGTTTCGTCCAAGGGGGTTGTGTCGATGCAGAGGACGTAGGGCGTGTATTCGCCTATGATCGCGCCTATCGCGTGTGCGAGGTCGGTTTTCTGTTGTTCGGTGAGGCTGTTTTCGATGGGGTCTATCATTCGTTTTCCTGTTCCGTGGTTTGGTTGGCGGTTTGGTTTTGGAGCAGCATCCAGATGGTTGTCTCGCGTTCTGGATCGTGTACCGCGAGACGGTACACGTCGCTTAGCCGGTATTCGCGTTTGCGCGCGTCCGAATGGGTGGTGGCGGGTTTGAGTTCGCCCCTGTTGACCCAGCTGCGCAGGGGGGCGGGTTTGATGATGATTCCGCATTGTTTGAGGAGTCGGCGGAGTTCGGTCTGCGTGCCGGTGATCTGTGATTCGAGGAGTTTTCCACGCCGGTACGCTCGGATTGCCGAGACCGGGTACACTTGGCCGCAGTCGGGGCATTTCGGCGCGAACATGGCGGTCGGCATGGCTCTTACGATGTGGTGGCAGTCTGTCGTGGGGCATTCGCCTAGGATGATCTGATCCGCGTCCACGTAGTCGATGGTCTGTTGCGCTTTGCGGCGTAATACGTGTATGAGTCGCGCGTATACGGGTGTCGCCTTGCACGTGTTCCGGTTGACGTTCAGGCGGATCATGCGTAGGAGTGTGGCGAGTTTTCCCGTGCGCAGTGCGGGCAGGTTCAGACAGCGCGCGTATTCGCAGCAGGTGTCGCGCAGGCTTGGCATGTCGTCGGTGCCTGTGCCTTCCAGGAGTTCGAAGAGGTGTTCGCGTAATGGTGCGTTGGAAGAGCCGCCATGCGCTCCCCCGCCGTTGCCGGTTTTGTCCATGCGGTTGGTGCGCCAGTCGAGGTCGGTCAGATGGTGCTCGAACCATGTCAGGTCATCATCGAGTTGGTGTTCGCAGGCGGGGCAGAGGATGTGGCGGGTTTGCGTTTCGCGCCAGCAGTTCGCGCAGATGGTTTTGGCGGTTGCAACCAAAATGTTCGGCTCCTTAAGGTGTGGTTGGGTGGACGCCGGAACCCATGGGTTGCAACCGTTCTGGTGTCTATCTGGGTTTATTATACGCGGCTGGTCAGATTAGCGTGGGCTGCTGGCTGGGGGTTTCCGTCGTGTCTGGTGGCGGGTCGTGCCGGTGGTTGAGTATGTCCAGTACGAGTCGTGTGTCCGTTTGCAGGAGTCGGCTGATTTCGGTGATGGTGTAGCCGTCCGCGTCCATGGTGAGGATGCGCGTGCGTAGGTGGTGTTGACGGTTCATTTCCGGTTCCTTGGCCGTATGGTCTCGATGGTTTTCTGTGGTGTTTCGTAGGCGGTGCGGATTTGGATTGTCCGGTGTTCCGAGTCGGCGCGATTATGGGCGGCGTGTAGGGCGGTGTCGAGGGTCTTGTAGACGCGGTATGTGCCGTTCCGGCTGGTGCCGCTGGTGAGGATGAATCCATGCCAGTCGCTCATTTCGCGTCTCCGTTCCTGTATGGGTTGTCGCTGTTGTGTTCGGGCAGGTCGCATTCGTGGTCTTTCCATGCGGCTTTGTAGCCTTCCTCCCATGCGCGTGCGAGATCGCGCGTGGTATCGTCGTGGCGGGGTTTCATTCCTGTTGCTCCTTGCTGTTGAGTTTGTTCGCCAAGTCGTATGCTCTTGTGTCTGGCATTGCGGTTTCGCGGTCGCGTCCGAGTAGTGCGAGCACGTGTTCGCATTGCCATGTGTGTACGTGTGGTTTCGATGGTGGTATGCCGCTCATGGTGGCTCTTCGTTGGCACCAGCCTTTCCACAAGCGCGTCCATTCGGCGGCGCTGCGGGTGGCGCCTTGGTGGTGTTGCATGAAAGCGCCCCAAGCGTCCATAAGGTCGAGGTTCGGATAGTCGCGGCTGATCCGCACGTCGGCCGCGTGCTTGTCGTCGCTGAGAATGTAATCGTCGGCTGTTTCTTCTTTCCTTTCTTTGGATAAAGAAGAATGAAATTCTTCTTTATCTTTCTTTTTGGGTTCTGGTGTTCTGGTGTTCTGGTGTTTCTGGGATGTAACACCGTTACAGTCGGGATGTAACGCCGTTACATCGGAGGTTTCACGGTGCTTGTTGACCCTGTTGGCCGTGCGTTTGCGTTCCCGCAATACCTGTTCGCGGCTACGGTTGTGCGTAAGGTAGTCGTGCACGAGGTAGCCGCCATCGACGGGTTCCAATAGGCCCGCGTCGGTCAGTGCGTCGAGTTCCCGTCCGGTCACGTCCAGCACGTATTCGGCGGTGTCCACGTCAACGTAGCCGTCCGTGAGGTTGTCGCCGCAGTAGGAAAGCATGATGACGAACGCGCCGATGGCCGATGGCATGGTGCGGCGCAGACGGCGTACCTTCCGGTTGAGATAGAATCCGTTCGCCAGTTGCACGTATCCACGTCGCGCCATCGTCACTCTCCCCTGAGTCGCTTGTAGAAGGTTTCGTCGTCCATGCCGCACAGCGGGTCGGTGGGCGTGGTGGGTGTCTGCTGTTTGACGAGTTTGAATCCGCAGTATGGGCAGGTCACGTAATATGCCGCGTTTGCTTTGTGGCCGCAGTTGGCGCATCTGATTTTCCTCATTGAATCCCCCAGACTGCGAGCAGTGCGAGCAGGATGCAGGTGATGCCATGGTTCAATGCCTTGTCGGCGAATCGTTGGTTTCCCTGGTTGAGCATCCATACGCCGGTGGCTTCCAGGCCCATGCCGGTCAGGGTCAGCAGTATGCCGATGATGTTCGCGGCGCTCATTTCATATCCTTTCCGGTGAAGTTGCGGAGCATGGTCTGCGCTTCGGCCAGGTGCGTGTCGATGAGGATCAGGAAGTGGAGTTTGTCGCCGGTGGCGTCGCGCATCGTGCTTAACAGTCGGCGGTCGTTGTTGATGCGTTTTTGGATTCGTTTGGCGGTTTTTATCAGCTGCCTGTCGTTTTTGATGGTTGATGGTTTCATTGCTTGTCCTTGTCGCATTTGATGCATTTGAATTGTTTGAGGGCTTCGCGTCGGGTTGCGTATCCGGCGTATTCGTTGTCATCGGTGATGGTTCCGCATGTGCCCGCGCAGTCTGGGAACCATCGTTGGATTGTCTGTTGTCTGCCGGTGGCTAGGTCGGTGTGAACGATGACTTCCTCGCGGATGACGTATCCTAGGGCCGCTCCGCAGGTGCGGCAGTACACGTCCGCATGGCCTTTGCCGATGACTTCTCCGATTCTGGCGGTCATTTCATGTCCTTGATTGGCTTGCAGTCGTGTGGATTCGTGTCGGCTTTGCTGACGGTGCAGGCGTAGGATGTGCCGGAATCGTCATGGAGGATGACGGTTCGCGCGGTGACTGATTCCACGCTGGAACAGCCGATTCCAATGATGATCGCGAGCAGTGCGATTGAGAGCATCACGGTGAAGAAAATGGTGTCGCCGTCCGGTTTCCTGAAGCTCATTTCAGGCCTTTCTTCTTGTATTCGTCCACGATTTGTTTCCATTGGCTGGTCGTGTCGTCCAACTGCGTATACCATGCCGTGCCGCAATGTTTGCGCGGGCATTGAAGCGAGTAGATATGCACCAGCCATCCGTCGTTCCTGTCCTGCGTCAATTTTTCTTTGAGTCGCGGGGTTCTGCCGCACATGGAGCACCCGTATTCGTTATGGCGTTTGAACCACATGGTCATGCCCCGGCTTCCGCTTCCGACAGCAGGGAGTCGAGAATCTTCTCCTCGCATTCGGGCTTGGGCAGTGGCTGTGGTTCGGACACGTCCTTGTAAAAGGCGTTCAGCCGCTTGTCTTTGGGCTGGCATTTCGGATCGTCGGAATCAAAAAACACGTGCGGCTCCTGAAAGGCCAAGTGTGCGGGGCAGAAGAATCTTGGCGTCCCGTCCTTGGTGAAAAGGCACAACCAACACGAGTCTTCCTGAAGGGTTTCTATCACGTCCGTGCTGCTTGCCTCTCCGAAGTCGTATTCGCGGTCGCACCACGGGTAGTCGCAGTGCGCAAGGGAGAGGGTCTGGATGAGAAAGCTCATTTCGCGTCCTCGCTTTTCGTCTCCGATGACATTCGCCCAGCCTGTCGGATGGTCTTGCGGCGTACCCATTCGTGGATTTCGCAATCCTTGACGCCGTACATCTCCTTGAGCAGGTTCAGGCAGATGGTCACGTCGGCCATCTCCTCGGTCAGATTGTTGTCCGGATCGGGTTTGCCGCGCAGGCGTTTGCTGATGGCCTGTATGAGTTCGGCGCACTCCTCCATGCAGACTATGCTCTGCTTCTCCTTGCCGTAATGGTCGATGCTTTCCAGCCATACGGTTTTCATCTCGTCTTCCGTCATTTCGCATCCTCGCTTTGATTAGGCACCTCATTAGGCATGGAGCTGGAATAGCCGAGCAGAGACTTGCAATGGTCGATGCACCTCGCAAAAACTTGCGCTCGTATCATGCACCCATCAATCTCACTTTCGGCCACACCCTCAGTACGTGTCGCTACATTGAAAAACCTGTACTCTTCATCTCTCTGGCCCCTAAGCCAGTCGATGATCTCGTGGAGCGTCTTGTCCTTTTCCGAGATGCTGGTTGCCATGGTTAGTCTTTCTGGTTGAGGATGTTGATTGCCTTCACGGCTGGTGCGAGTCGGTTGCCTTCGCCGTTGATGTTGATGATGGTCGGCTGGTATACGCCCGCGACGCACAGTTGTTCGATTGGACGGCCGCCGAGTTCGCCGCGCAAGCGTGACGACAGGTGTTCCAAGTGTCCGTCGATTGTCGTGCCGGATTCGAGTTGCACTATCGCCCGATAGCCGTCCAGACTGCCTGCGGGCATGGTCCGCCAGTCGGTGATGCTCTCATGCACGTCACTCATGGTCGAACCTTCCTGTTGCTAGGTCTTGGAGCAATGCCTTATAGTTGTTTTCCAAGGCACTGTAGGTTGATTCGGCTGCCGAGTTATGTCTTGACGCGGCTGATAGTCGTAATCCCGCGTATTGTGCGGCTAGGCGGCCGCAGTCCGTTATGAGGTTGTCGATGCGTCGTACCGCCCATAGCATTTGTTGCAGATCGACGTGGCGGAGTGGGAATGCATCATCGTTGAATGTGCGTAGCACGACAGTCCAATCCTGCGCGTCCAAGTCCCCGTCGGCGAATAGTAGGGCTTCCGCGCTTATGTTGTGCATGTGCCATGCGTCACCGTCAAAACTGAGCAGGTCGTTGCCGTCTGCTGTGACATACCAGCCTTTTTCGGATGGTTGTTCCATGTTGCTCATTTGATTCTTCCTCCGCTTGTATGCGTGCCGATCTCGTTCATGTCCTTGTCGAACAGGATGGTGCGTTTGAGGGTGGTGTGGACTGTCGCATGACGCAGTTCGACGCGCAGAAGGACGCACCAGATGACGAAGCAGACGGTCTGAGCCGCCACGCCAAGCCACCACTGTTTCATGAAGTCGATTCCGGCGAAGAACCCGCACCATGCGAGCCACGCCATGCACCACACGAATTTCGGCAGGCCGATAACCGACTCGTCCACCGTGGTCGTGTATTCGACGGCCTGATTGTTCTCGCTCATGTCATGCTCCTTGCGTGAATCTGATGATGAATGGTGCGGCCACCAGCATGGCCGTCAAGAGGATTGCGAACAGGGTTCCGCTTGTTGGCTTGCGCATATGTCACCATTCCTTTTCCTCGGGGCCGAGTGGCAGGCCGCTGTTGAGTATCAGGGCGAAGTCCTGCAAGGTGATCAGCCGCATGGTTTTTCTCCGTCCCAAGGGTTCGGGTTTGATTCGCGCCCGCAGGGCGGGTGGCGAGAGGGTGAGCATGTTTTCCAATACCTCCGTGGTGGTGTAGGCGTGTTGTTGGCCGAGCCTGTGCGTGGAGGTCAGGCCGACGCCGTTCTTCTTCTGGATGACCCATGGATAGGGCGAGTCCATGTTTCCGGCTTCCACGAGCGCTTCGCGCATGTGTTGCGGCGCGTTCATGGTCTGCGTCCATTTCACTTCCACGCAGACGGGCTGGCCGTGGAAGTACACGTTGCCTATATCTCCCACGTCCTTGTTGCCGTGTAATCGCAGACGTTGTATGCGCTTGTCATCCAATGCCCACTGCAAATAGGTTTCGACGGCGGTTTCCATGCGCGTGCCGTTGCCTTTCGCGGTCTTGCGGTTTCGCGTGCGCGTCATATGCTTCCGTCTCCCATGTCCGCGTAATAGTCTTCCGATTCCGCCTCGCAGATGGGGCATGAGCGCCCGTAGTAAGGGCACTCATGCCGGTCACACCATGCTGGCGGGTTCTGTCCTGCCAAAGGTGCCATGCGTTTTAAAACTCGGGTTCCGGGGCGGTGGTGCCGAAACCACCGAAACCACCATTCGCAGTGTTGGCGGCTGGCGCACCCCACGGGTCAGAAGTGGCGTTCTGCTGCGGCGGTTGCGCGGGCTGCTGGCCGAAACCACCGGCCCCCTGCTGTGGCGAATAGCCGCCGTTGTTGCGCTGCACCCGATGCACCTGGGCGGTGGCCAATCTCAACGATGGTCCGATCTCGTCCACGGTCATCTCCACCACGGTGCGCTGGGTGCCGTCCTTCGCCTGATAGGAGCGTTGGTGCAAACGTCCCTGCGCGATCACGCGCATGCCCTTCGCGAGACTGGCCGCGATATGGTTCGCCAGCTCGCCCCATGCGGAGCAGTTCATAAACAGCGTGTCACCGTCCTCCCATTGGCCGGTGTCGCGGTTGTACGCGCGCGTGGACGCGGCGATGCTGAAATTCGCCACCGCCTTGTTGCTGCTCGTCGTGCGCACTTCCGGGTCGCGGGTGAGGTTGCCCGCAATCGTGATGATGGTTTCGCCTGCCATGGTTTACTTTCCTTCCTTGGTGTCGGCTGTCGGGGTTTCGTCGGTGACGGTCGCTTCCACCGTCTCCGATGCCGGTTCCCGCTGCTGCGGGTGACGGATCGCGGCCAATGCCTCCATGGTCTTCTTCTTCAGAAAGTCCACGTCGGCAAGC